TCGGTTTTCTCGTTGTCGTCGTCGCTTGTTTCGTCGGTTGTTTCTGATTTTAACGCCTTGTAATTTAGGTTAACAGTCTCAAGTTCACAATTACCTTTGCCGTGTAAACCTTGTTCTATGGTGAACTCATTATATATCTTCAGAGCAGGAAGTAATACCTCTTTCAAGTGTACTCTCGCCTCGCCTTTTACACAATCTTGGTGTGTTCCACCTTTTACCTCGTGGTTCTCTTCATACTCTTTTACAGCAATAGCAACCTGCTCATCAATGGCAGGTTTGTCTGTAATATTAAAGTTAGCACAAGTTTCTCTGATTGTGTTCTCTATCCTCCATAGACTGTCGGTGTATTCGCTTTGACTTACTTTGATTTTCATTTGTTTTCTCTCTTTACTTAGGGGAGAGTCAACGAACTTTGGAGAGTTCGTAAACTCTCCGATTATTGAATGATGGCTTGAGCCTGACAAATTGACAGAAATTCTCTGACTTTTTGTCCTATTCAAATCCTTTGATTTTCGGCTCAAATCCATATACCAATGTATTACATATATGGGATATATCCAAATTATTTGATTTATAGAGAAATTTATTTCTATGGTATATATTAGAGGCTGGTTCCAGTTCACCCCAGATGCATCAGAGAGGGCCCTTGAGTTCACGACGAGAGGCTGAAAGTTTTATCATTAATTACCATTCTCTATACCTCCACCGGTAGAGCCTGAAGTATTACTTTAAATAGGTAATACTTTAGAGGCTCGGTATAAATCCAGATTTTAATCCGTTTCAGACTTTCAACCAAAAGAGAGAATTTCAATCCAGACCAGCCCCCGACCGGTTCGGCGGAAAAAGACTCACACACATTGTACGCCAATTTTTAGACTTTTCTCTGTTTCGTGAGCTTTCACTACTCTTCTGCCACTTAGGATTTTGCGGAATATGTGCTAAGAAATAACAAAAAGGCGGTTCAAAGGGGTGGTTTGGAAGGTTTTGAGGAATTGAGGGGTCAAACTTGCATGACCCAAGCCACAGAATGCTCCTATTTGTCCCGTATTTGCCGTTTTTTAGCTGTTTACCCAATTTCCCTAGCTATGTACAAGGTTTGTCGGTCATCGGCCGTTTTGGGGGCATTTAGAGCCTTATTTGAAAAAGTTCCGCTAGCTATTAAAGTAATAAAACTATTAAACTATTAAAGCTTTAATAGTATTAAGCTTTAGCTTTGTTCCCCGTATAAGTTAAGCATAAAAGTCCCTTAAGTCAACTCCTTTTTTTTGGAGCTTGAAAAATAATGGTTGACTTTATACCATATACCTTCGTATATTTAGGGTATCAATGAGTAAACAATACAAAGGTTTGGCATTAAAGCATTGCGCCAATTGGGATGCGGGCAACTGCATCGGGGCGATGATTAGTTATGTCAGACATGAAGGACTTAAAACAACAATAGACAGCGAAATGGCAGGAAAAGAGTGTTTTGTGAGCGAGGAGGACAGATGTTTGTACTTTGACGAAATAGTAACTCCGGGAATACCAGATGACAAAATTTACAAAAGAAGAAAAAAAGCAGATAAAGATAGCTAAGAAGATGATAGAGGACGCAATTAGAAGACGAAAGCCGAAATACGTTACTCACTTACCAGATTCTTCCCCAGCGTGGGCTGATTATCCATTAGAGGCATGTAAATGCTGTATAATAGAGGAGAACGAATGAAACTAGACATTGGCGGCCATAAATACCAAATCAAGACAATGAAAGACCAAAAGAACGAAGAGAACGGTAATATGCTCTTAGGAAGGCATGATGTTAAAGAGTGCGAGATATGGTTAGACGAGGATATGAACCATACAAGGACTGTAGAGACATTTATGCACGAGGTTTTGCATGTTATACTAACTAACACTGGAAACGGGCACGACGAGAAGCTGATTGACGGCATATCGAACGGACTGTTACAATTAGGAGCGGCGGATTTCCTATGGAAAAAAGCAAAATCAGTAAAATAAGGCGCTTTTACTATTTGTTAGAGGCGTTTTTAATTAAATTGATAATTCACAGATGGCATAAAAGAAACTATAGGAGGTTAAACAATGGCAAATTGGTCTGAAGAAGAGGTGGCACTACTTTCAGTATATGAAAGAACAAATAAGAGCGCTTACACTCTGTTCACAGAGATGCGAAGAGCTGGATATAACAGGACTTACAAGGCGGTTTCGAGGAAGATAGAGAGTTTAGGCTTCAGAAAGCCTTCAAGGTACACTACCGGACAGGAAAGAAGGCTTGGATACCTTGATATCGAGACTACCAGTCTTAAGGCTAATATAGGTATAATGCTGTCTTGGGCTATAAAGACGCGTGACACTAGTGAGACTACTTCCGCCTTAATTACCAAGGAAGAGATATTTAGCGGCGATTATGACAAGAGAATAGTTGAAATGCTCTGTGAAGAGCTGAATAACTATGATACCTTGCTCACATACTACGGAACTCGCTTCGATATCCCCTTTATCAGGACTAGGGCAATAGACAATAATATACGGTTTCCTTTCTATCGAGAAGTATCCCATAAGGACTTGTACTATCAAGTAAGGTCAAAACTCAGATTAAACTCAAACTCCCTCAAAACTGCGACAGAATTCCTAGGGATACGAGGAAAGACGAAATTAGACCCTCGTGTATGGCGTGATGCCACATACGGTGATAGTGATGCCTTGCAGACTGTTTTAGCTCATAATATCGCAGATGTAGTGATATTGGAGAGATTACACAAAAAGATAGAGGATTACTGTCCACCATCGGTAGTGCCTGCATAAATGAGCAGACAGAAGAGAAAAAAACCTAAAGGATGGTACGAAGAGAACATAAACTCCCTTATTCAGAATTACAATATAATAGCCGGCAGACTCTTTGCATTAGAGACAACTTTCGGAATGTATGTAGAAATGAGGAAGAATAAGGATAAATTAGAGAAATTCATAGACAAGAAGATAAAAGACAGTGAAGACAAGAAAAATCAAGAATCAACTGCACAAACTGTACGAGACGCATGAAGAGTACCTAAAGGACAATGACATACCTGCAGTCCCTTGGAGGGAAGGAAAAGAAGGTGACTGGGTGCTTACTGACGATAATCAGGTATGTCAGGTGATAAAGAGAGGATTTCTCACTAACGGCAAAAATTATTACATAAGAACATTGATGGGTTCCTATGTTTGCAGGAAGCAGGAGCAAATGAAGGGCGACATGCGTAAGAACATGTATTCCTTCAGTGCCAAGGACATCAGACCTGAAGAGGTATTAAAGAACAGGAAAGAGGCTACAACAAAAGAATTTCTCTTTGCAAAGTATATAGCAAGAGGCGATGACGTTGTAGACGCTTTTATTAAAGCATTCCCCACAAACAAGCGAGGATATGCGGAAAGACAGTCAAAACTACTATTAAGACAGGATAGAATAAAAAGTTTGATAAGAGAAGAAATAGACAAAGTAATGAACGAGGCTGAGATAACGCCTTTATATCTCTTAGAGAAAATGAAAGAGATAATAGAAAAGCCTGATGCTAAGGACAGCGACAAAGTTAACGTATTAAAAGAGTTGATTGACGTAGCAGGCATGAAAGATAAAGATACTCGTCAAGAATCACTAACATTATTTCAAGGGTTTAGTCAGGAACAGTTAGATGCAATTGGCAAACATGACACAAAAAAGATTGCAAGCGCTACGAGAGAAGTTAAAAAATAAGCATTGTGACATATGTCATCATAATATGCTTAAATTCTCATCTCCAGTAGTTAAGTATGACAAAACTGCAAGATTAAAGCGTATTCAGTGTATGTCTTGCCTGACGATATATAATAACAATCTTGAGATTGAATGGGTTGGGATAAGCCGATTGGAAGGAAAAGCATGACATATATAGCAGCTTACGGTACATTAAGGAAATATGACAATGAAAAGGGTAGAGTTAGGGGATACAGACTAGTAGTACCCGGCAATTTTCACTTTCCTGCAGCGATACCGTACAAAGACGAAGAGATAACAGTAGAATTAAATCCTGTAGAAGAGTGGGAACTTAAGGGATTTGACAGGTATGAGAATGTGGGTGGAGGATTATATAAAAGAAAACTTGTAAACGTAAAAACGGAGGATGGGGAACATGAAGCTTGGATGTATATTGCAGGCGACGCAATGGTACAATACTCAAATACATTCAAGAAAGTGCCCAATAATGACTGGGAATGCCAAATGTAATTAAATCTGGTCTAAAAGAGAAAGACCGTGTATTAGAGTTAGCAAGCAGGGACATAGTATCATTCGGACAGATGTTCTTACCCGACGATTTTATGAAGAGCACCCCTGCTCCATATCACTATGAATTAAGTGATATGCTCTTAAATACAGAAAAAAAGCGATGTTGCATCATATTGCCAAGAGGTCACAGCAAAAGCACACTTGCAAAGACAGCTTTGCTATATAAATTATATTTTAACAAAGAGGGGAAAAAGGAGTTCATGGCTTGGGTTGCTGAAGAACAGTCTCAGGCTATAGACCATATCAAATACATTCAATCACACATAGAGTTTAATCCAGCCTTGCTTTACTATTTTGGAGATATTAAGGGAAATAAGTGGACTGAAAAGGAATTTACTACCAGCAAAGGTGATAGGGTAATAGGAAAAGGGACTAATCAAAGACTTAGAGGCAGGTCTGAGATAGGCTTAAGATATACAAAAATCATACTTGATGACTTTGAATCAGAATTAAACACTAAAACTCCAGAAAGACGCAGAGAAATCAAGGAATGGGTAATGTCTACGGTAGAACCTGCTCTTGAAGAATCAAAAGGAAACGAAGGAGAGGTCTGGCTTATAGGTACTATAGTCCATTATGATTCGTTCTTGCAAAGCATATATGACGGATTTGAGGAAGCAAAGCGAGATAAGAGAAAATATGCTTGGGAAGTTATATTCCACAAGGCAATGAAAGACGGAGCAGCATTATGGCCTTCGTATTTTTCCAAAGCAAAGCTAAAAGATATCAGGCGGCGATTCGAGGATATGGGTCTTGTGCACAAGTTTGCACAGGAGTATATGAACGAAGCAAGAGACTTAGATAGTCTTAAATTCAAAGTTGATAGAATTCAGCATTATTCAGGAGAATACAGAGAAAGTAATGGATTTGGCTATATACTGACAAAAGAAGACGCAATACCTGTAAATGTGTATATAGGTGTCGATTTGGCATACGAAGCAGGAGCAAAGCATGATTATCAGGCAATAGTAGTAATAGGCGTTGATTCTGACAAGAACTACTATGTGATAGATTATTACAGAGAACACTCTCCATTATACCAGATGCCCAATAGGATACTTGAGTATTGCAAACTATATGCACCTGTAAAGAGGGCAAGTGTAGAGGTTGTAGGTGCCCAAGGTGTTATAAAAGATGCAGTTAGGCAATTATCATCAGAGGACAGAAAGATGATGCCGGGCATAATAAGAGGCACCAGACCGCCAAATAGAATAAAAAAAGAAGATAGAATAGAATCATTATTATGTCCAATAGTAAACAGGAAAAAGCTGTTCATTAAGAAGGAAAATACAGAACTTTTTGATGAAATGTTCCAATTCCCAAAAGCGAAACATGATGACCTCTTAGATGGGATGTGGTATGCATGTATCAGCTCTAGAGCTCCCTTAAGCAGAAAGTTTAATGTTGATAATTTTGATGAAAAAATGGAAAAAGATGAGCTAAGTCTGCCAAAAGGTAAGAAGATAAATTGGATTACTGGACTAAGGCTGTAAAAAAAAGGTTGACAAATGCGACATTTTGTCTTATATTGTATGTATATTAACTTAAGGGAGTATAATGAAACTAAATAAAATTATAACCGGCCTTTTGATTCTTTTCAGTGTAAATTCTGTTTTACTTGCACAGACTTCAAAGAAATCTAAAAAGCAGACTTCAATTTCACGTGCAAAGAAAGATAGTACGTCAAAGAGTTCACTGTCTTCATCTCGTAAGGCAATTGCTCCTAAGAAGGAAGTAAAGGGTAAACGAGAAGCTACGAAAGAAGAATCTTCAAAAGATAAGAAGTCTTTAAGTTCTGGTAGAAAGAAATCAATTTCAAAACCAAAGTCTGACAAAAAATCAGTAGGAATCTAAAATAGCAGAATATAACTTAGAAGAACAGAAGGAAAAAGCCGGAAAGTCATTAGAGACTTTTAGGCGCTGGCGAGATGCCAGAAAAGACTGGGATGTTGAAGCAAGGCATTCAGTAGATTTTGTTCTTGGCAACCATTATACACCCAACGAATCTGACGCTTTATCAGCCATAGGTCAGGCAGATTTTGTTATTGACCGAGTATACGCAGCGGTTGATAAATTAAAATCCTTATTGACTTCAAAGGCTCCAAGATTTACAGCTATAGGGCGGGAAGATTCAGACAATCGTTTAGCTATGGTCTGGCGAACGATACTTGAATACGTCTGGGACATCTCTGACGGAGCTACACAGTTCAAGCAGGCAGTGCACGATTACGCAGTAGCAGGTCTCGGATATTTTTACGTATATACAGACCCGGAAGCTGACTATGGAAGGGGTGAAATAAAATTCACCTATGTTGACCCATTTAGGGTATATGTAGACCCGGCATCAAGGGATAGATACTATGATGATGCTACGGGTGTACTATTATCAACTGTAATAACCAAAGAGCAGCTCCTTGATTTATACCCCGCCCTAGAAGAGTACATAAAAGAGATAGAAACGATGGATATGGAAGAAGACTATCCAGATTCATCAATGAAGAACACAGCCGGGTCGTTTACTCCTGACGTTGTTAAGGATTACGACTTTGGCGATGGGTCGGAAAAATATAGGATTCTTGAGCATTTTGAAAAGGTAAAGGTTCCATTTTACAGAATATTTGATTCACAATCTGGA